GGAGACTGTTGCGACTAAGGAGACTGTTTCCAGCGAGGAGAATGTCGGAACGAAAGTCGTTGCGACTACTGGAAAGAAAGAGACAAAGCCTAAGAAGAAAGGTAAGCCCCGAGGAGGTAATAACTGGTTGAAGCCGGAAAACATCGCTCCGGGGCTTGAAGCTGGTGATAATACGAAGTTCCTCTCCGTCAATATGGCGTTGATGAATATGCCGGACATTGACATGGAAAATCCGTTGGAGGTGCAACAGCGACTTTCCGACTATTTCGCTCTGTATGCACAGTATGACATGAAACCTACGGTTGTGGGTATGGCTATTGCACTGAACGGACACAACAGACAGTGGCTTTATGCTGTTACACATGACATTCCGGGAGGTGGTTCGGGATATAAGATTGCGTTGCCGCCAGAGGTAGCCGACGTAATAAAAAAGGCGTACTTTTTGCTCGAAAATTTGTGGGAAAACTATATGCAAAGTGGCAAGGTCAACCCGGTAGCTGGTATCTTCCTCGGCAAGAACAACTATGGCTACCAAGACAAGACCGAGTACGTTCTCACACCGAACCAGCAGAACGACAACGACTATTCCGCTGATGAAATCAGAGAACGCTACATTGCAAGCGACCAGCAGAAGCGATTTTCAGCAAGCAACTCTGACGAAGATACGAGCGACTAAGCGACTTTCGCCCACGCTCCGACTTTCCGACTATCAGCCGAGCGACTTTCGACTATGAAACTGCTCCGGGATTTCCCGGGGCTTTTTCTATGCAAAAATTCACGGAAATTTTCAGAAAATCAGCCGGACACGGCACCTACCTCTTTACCTCTTTAATGTATTAAAGCAAAATGCACCCCGGGCGGCGTGGGTGAACGTGTCCGGCGGCGTTCCTTCTATATAATGCGAATTTTGCGCCCGATGCAATTCGTATATTTAGAATTTAGGTATTGACAATTCGTATAATAAGAATTAGAATAACAATAACAACACAAACAAGATAAACAGCCAACACGAAAAAGATAAATTTTTATCTGAAAAGTATTGACAAATAATCTCGTGTGTGTTATCTTATAATCACAGCAAGACAAGAAACAACACAAATAAGATTATATGGAGGTTTTCAAAATGAGAAGATATGAATTAGCACCGAACGGAACACAAAAAAGTTTCTATGGAAAAGCCGTTGTTGAAATTGACAACGCCGGGAATGAAACGCTTTACAGCTATAACACCCCTATTATAAAGCGGCTTGTGAATGGTTCGCTTGTTAGGTTGTGGGGCGGTTGG